CGTCAGGCATTTGGATGCCTTTCTTCATATCTTCTTTAGTATAGAGTTCGATAGTATTATTTGAATTAGGTTTAAGGGGTAATCGGCATAATTCAGCTCTTAACTTCTGAAGACACTTAATCTCACTTGAGAAGCTGATCAATTCATCAGGATTATAGTACTTACCCTGCGTTACTGCCTCATAGGTTTTCTGACATCTAATAGCCACATCAACATAATTTTGAGCGCGTTTATTCCTAAACACATCCTTATTAGTCTTAGCGCCTCTTATCCCATAATCCTCACCATGCTCAAAGATAGCCTCGGGAAGATGAACAGCTTCAGAACCCTTAAACATGTAGGTATGCATTTTCGTACCCTTAAAGTTTTCAGCAGCCTGATTCCTTAATAGCGCACCCATTCCATCACAGTCCCACCCAAATATATCCGCATTCCAATCCTTAGCCACATTACAAGCAATATCAAAAGCATCATTGCCATTAGCAGCCTCTATTTCCTCCATATGAAGCCATACGGACCCATGACAGATAGAGACGGGGGCGGCATCAATACGCATGTCAGAGGGATCGTGCGTAGCTATAATCGCGCCTTTAGGCTCGAAGCCTAATTTAAGGTGAGCATCTATACAGGCATCAAACCAATCAGATTCTATAAGACCATTCTCCACATCATCATTGAAGTGACCATGCCAGATATGGTTAAACCTTGCCTTGCTCATCAATCCTTTGTCCAGTTTTGACTTGTCTTTATCGTACTCCGTTCTAAGTGATTCATCATATTTAAACCACGGATTATCTTCAAATCCCACCCTGATAATTAAATGATACTCGTCCTCATAGTAACCATCTCTATCCAAATCAGCTTGATAAGGAACAATAAACTCAAGGCTCATTGGGTCGCTAGCGCTTTCAGGGTTCCAGATATACCAAAGCTCAGCCCCAGATACCCCTCGGAGCGTGGGTCCTAGCACATCAATCGTTTCCTGCTTAACCCTAGCAGCCTCCTCCATTAGGAAGTACTTATAGTTAAACGATCCCTTCATATCAATAATATTGTGCATACCGCCAAACGTGAACTTGCCGCCGCTTTTGTGGCGTATCTCCCATTGGCTAGGAACTGGCGTAAAGCCTGACATCTTTATATCTGTGATTCTGTTTTCTACGCCCGAATAGATAGACTCCTTAAGAGACTTCATTCTCTCCCGTAAGGCATAGACCTTAGAGCCGTTCGCGTTCACATCTCCAACCATAGCATCCATAGCCATAATTGATTTAGTTCCAGCTCGCCCACCAAATAAACATTTGTACTTCTTATGTTTAAGGATTGCTGGTTCTAGCTTTTCAATAACAAATATCGAGGGTTCCTCATCGGTAGGGCGCATATTCCCTATCGTGCCTTTCCATTTTCTTATGAAATTGGGTGTACCGTCATCATTGATCTTATCGACAACACCGTAGACAGTCTCTTCAACTTCGCCTACATGGACATTAGCCAGTGGCTCTAGGGAATCAACTCGTTTAGATAAGGCTAGTGCTGCCATTAGACGTTTAGTTTAGCTTCGATAGCTTCGATTCTTTCTTTAAGATCAGTAGCCAATTCGATATCAACCATATTCTTAGCTGCCTGGATTAACATTGAACCCACATCAGGAGGGATATCACCTGTAGAGATAGCCATTATTAAGGCTTCCGCTTTTTCAGCAGGAGTAGAGTTTTCGTTAAGCTTAAAATCGAAAGTATCCATCGTTGGCTTGAGTGATGGATAGGATTTAGATAGGAGTTCTTTTAATAGGATGTGACTATGATCGTCATCAGGATCAAAGGCACGTTTGGCCAAATGTTTTAGATAAGCTTGTTCAGCTCTTTCCTTGGATTCATTTACACCCACCCCTAATAGAGAATTATCGCGTATCACCTCTAAGAGTTTATTCTTAAATGACTTACCGCGACCTTTTGGTTGGTTTTCTGAACTAAAGCGTGTATCTGACATGAATTACCGTATTCGATCCGTATTTGCGGTAAATTTTAACAGGTTATCTTATGCCCTTCACCCTTAATTTTCTTTAATAACATAGCCCTTCCCCTTTTAGCTCCTTTTTCCGAATTAAATTCGTATCCTTTGGATAGATCAGGAGAACTTAAGATAAAAGCCCATTTGTCATCGCGTTTGTAGACTTTGGATATATTGATCATTTCTTATCCTTAAAGTAGTTAACTTGCTGTTCACGCTTCTGTGCGCCCGCTCTAGTGGCATAAGAGCCTAAACGCTTTCGCTTTCCACCCTTACCCTTCTTTTTTGAGTACAGGACGTATTTGTCACCGACCTTTCGAATCATAGGTATTTACCTCGATTCTTAGTTTTGGTCTTTTTCTTCTTACCTTCTTTGTAAGACTCTTTGATTTTCTTCTGTACTGACTTAGGGGCTTTTTTATAGTTAGCTTTATCGACCTTTGAGAGTTTGTCTAATTCTTTTTTGCGCTTTCCTTTTGACTCATTAGCGCGTGATTTAAGGCTTTGACCGCCTTTAGAAGTAGATTTTAATCGTCTTGCTGGTTTCTTTTTAGCTGCCATGTTTCACCTCAAAATTAAAAATTATATCACAAATACCTCAACCCATAATAAGCAAACACTGATAGTGCAAATAGTCCGATAACAGACAGAGATATCAAAGTAATAGTTAATCCTGGCTTTACTGCTATCCATGTTATTTCGTTATCTGGTTTGCTCATCTAATTTTTCCTCAAGATCTTTTATCCGAAGCAACAAGGCTTCAAAAATATTAACTGTAACCTTGTCTTTTAGCTCACCAACAACGACAACGCCAAGCTCTTCACCTATTATCTCAATCTTTCTTTGAGTATCCATCCCTACCCCCTCTTCTCAGGTTTAGCACCAAGCAACCCTAACACCCCATTTTTAAAATAGTCTAAGTCCTGGCCTGATATCTCATAAACAGCGCATAGAGCTTCTAAATGGCCTCTACCTCTAAAATCCTTCTCTAGCTGAATAATATGACTTCTTAGCGTTGTTGGCTTACCTGTCTGCTTATCTATGTAAGGCTTATGGGTACAGTTTGCCGTTAAGACTAGTGTTATGACTATACAGATTAGAGAGGCTAGTTTATTCATGTCAAACAATCCTATAATCAGTAGGGCAGTCGGGGCATTTTAAACCACGATCCTTGTATGATTTACAAACTCTAATTTCGCAAGTCTGATCGATAACCCTGTTGTGGTCTTCTATTCTCTGCTCTAGGGATTGAATGTAACTATCAACCATTGATACCTGTATCAGCTCTCCATTATCAAAAGAGCATTTCTTTTTTATTTGTTCCCATTTATCACTCATATCTGCTTTTCCTCTTCCCCTTATTTGGTGTCTATGGGTGGTTAAACCCTAACAGTATAAAGCTCGTAGCACTTAGGACACTCGGCTTTGTAAACGTGATATTTTCGCTTTGGCTTTTCCGGTTTTACCTCATGCCTTAACCGCATCCCGCATATCTGCTCAAAGTGTAAAGGCTCTTTGCAGCAAGGGGCTTTTAAACATCCTCTTTTAAGCTCTGACATCTTATTTAATCCTATCTTATTTGTGGGCTAGGGGTGGCTAAATTAATTCACCATCTTCATCGACTGGTCTAAATCTGATCTGATGAACACACTCAACATAAAATTTTTCACCGCAATCAGTATTAGGGCATACCAATTCGCTAACTTCAGATTCGCCAGTATGGACCTTTCCGCTTTCTTTATAATTGGATTCCCATACTTCCTCATCATCAAACTCATAACCGCAGTGATTACATTTAGGCATTAAGTCCATCTTATTTAATCCTGTTTTATTTGTGGGTTAGGGGTGGTTAAATTAATCTCGACGTTTACTAAATCACTGTTAGCAGCCCTTAAACCTGTAAGAACACCTAACGCAAAGGATCGAGCAAAATCATCTACAAGCGTTTTACTTTCGCCTTCAACTGATATCTCAATACTTGGACTCTCGACTTGCTTTGAGGCCACTTCATACATTGTGCGTTTTAGTTCATCACTCATCTTATCTACCCTATGGTGGTGTGTTTATTGGTCAGCTTTACAAGCAGGTTCATCATCTTCCGACCTAATTGATCTCAAAACAGTGTTGAGTTGAAAATGCATGTAGCTAAGCTTAGACATTATTTCAGCAACGCCTTTTGAGCCATATTGCTCGATATACGCCTTAAGCTTAACTTCGTCAAAACCGCCGTCGATTTCGCCTATCATGTACATGCTAGTATCTGTATCCGTTACTTTTCGAATACTGCCTAAATCGCTATAAGTTGCGCCCATCTTCCTCTCTCCTATCTTATTTGTGGGGTATACCCTCTCTTTACCCTTAATCTAAATGACCTATGGCCGCGATTATGAAATAGCAACCGGCAATCAGCTCTAACACGCAGTAAATAAACGGAATTGTACTTTTTGAATCAAGAAAATTCATAAAAGAAAATCCCGCCAAAAACACGCCAATTATTCCAACTGTTAAAACTAGCATCATC